TGTGACCTGTCCGCAAGTGGTGCAAGTATAATTAAATGCACCGTATGCGGCGGGCTTAGTAATTATACCGTCGTGCCCACATTTCGAGCAGTGGCATGTAAAATCTACCATGATCAGACCTCGTACAAACCAGTCCAGCAACAAACATCGGAAGCGGTTCCAATCACATAGACATTGGCCGCGTCGATCGGGCCTTCAATATCTCTTGGAATCGTGGTTGAAAGTGGTACTCCATGACCCGAAACCACGGCGGAATCTCCATAATAGCAAGTTCCAGCAGATCCAACTTGCAGATGTGTTATTTTCTGATAGATAGCAGAAACTAGAGAAAGCGGAATAGCTGCTCCTGTCATCGTTCTGTCATGCGATACTATATTTCGGGTTGCCGGTGCTAAGACCACCGATAGTGATGTGGTGCTAAGCTTCTTTCCGAGACTAGCAGGCAACTTTGCCGCCATGCTCGCCAGGCTCTCGGTTTGCTCACTTGGATATTCTCCCATAATTACCTCCTATCAAAAAGACGCCTCAATTGCGCCTGCTATGTAGCCTTTCAGGAAATCGTAAGCCTCAGAACTCAGAAGACCTTTATGCTTATCAGAGTTGGACTTTCCTAGATTTTCAGAATAGTCGCCCCCCAAAGAATAGCTTTGTACTCCATCCTCTTTCATGGTCTTGCGTTCTGATCTGTCGGTATCGGCATAGAAAAGGTAGAGTGCGAGAGCTTCTTCACAACAGGCGTCTAGTACATCCTGAGGCACTTCAGGCAGGGTTGTATTGATGTTCCAGCCATAACAGACACCGTCTATGAGGCGGGGGAACTGTCGGGCCTGTTGCTGTCCTACTATCAGAATATTGTTAGTAGAATAATAATAAGTCGATCCCTTCAGAGGCAGGCTATCGATTTTCTTGGTTGCTTTTTTCAGATACCAAGCCATTGTCGCCGGAGTCGCTATGAACGCGGCCGCCCTGGGATCGCCTGAGAAGTAGGCTAATGCCAGCTCTAGCGTAGCTATATAGCTTTCAGTGACCGGAGTATCTACCATTTTATAATTCCTCAAAAAATAATTGTGGAGACTCACACGCTCGTGCTTGTCCAAGTTCCTATAGCATCGACCACATACCAGAGAGTTCCGCTACTCCAGAGAGTAACTGAAGGCAGGAAGGTGCCCGCGTCATCTGTGGTTTTTAGAATAGCAGCACCATTGATGAGACCGCCACCAGTTACATTGATTTTGGCATAATATGCGCCTGGGAGGTAGCCCAATTTTACTATCGTCAGATTGCCCGGAGCCTGAGCAGCGGGTAATAGGGTCAGTGTGGAATTATACGACCTTGGATCGATGATGACAATCGAATCCATCTTTCCGCCAGACGGATAAGTATAGTTTGTGTCAACTACTCGACCAAGCCCGATGCTGAAGAAGTCCGGTATCTTGACATTTCCAATGAAAGTTGGAGCCGTTGCTGTTCCAGTACCAGACAGCGCTAGATTGCTATTAGCGTCTAGGGTGATTCCCTTTGTGGTTGCCGCTCCATTGAGATCGGTCGTGCTCGAGACCGCCAAGGTGGTCGCAGTGGTAGCATTCAGAGCAGCGGTATCCGTGACCTGTAGACCGTCATCGATCCAAAGGTTCTCAGAGATCTTGCCTTCTGAGACGTTGGTCCCATAACTCAGAATACCGGCAATGGTCATGTTTCCGGTGAAATTTCCGTTATCACCATTGACATCACCTGTGGTTGTGTAGTCAGCACTCCGGGGATACCAAGCAGCCGATGCAGAGAATACAAGTGCCATCAGAGCCAAAAAGATAAGAATTTTTCTCATCTTCTTACCTCTCAAGGCGTGACTGTGGCGGGCAGAAGAGCCGCGAACGGGTAGCGGTTGCTTGTGCCTGCGATGTCTACGGGTATCGGGCAGCACCAGCCTATCCTGCATGTGGCCTTCAGAATGACTACATCCTGCTGGTTGGCGTTGAGCAACGTCAGGCCGGTAGCCGGATCGGTGATGGTGGCAGTATCACTCATGCTCATCTGGATATCCTGTCGCCATGCGTAGAAGGCGCTCTTCCAGTTTCCAGCAATCATCAGAGCAGTGAGGGGATTCATTACAAGATTTTTCGGGAAATCTATCGACGTTCCATCAAGCTCGTATCGAGCTTTGCCCTGGCCGTTATTGATGCCAGACCAGAGAGGAATGCCGTCGCTGGATCTCAAAGACCGAAGAGCGGACTTCATAGTCGTCGCTGCGAGAACTCCATCCACCTCATAGCCTTTCCCCTCCAAGAGAGAGTACAACCCGCCAATGCCCAGGATCTCATCATACAGATCCTTCATATCAGCATCCGCCTGATGGGTCAGAGACATGCTCGCAGAAGCAATATCTGTCATGATAGCATCTGGGAAGGCTGTAGGCTTCTGGGTGCCGAAGATGACGGCCTGGTCGAACTTGCGGGCTATGGACTCCGCGATCCTGGGTTTGATTTCGGCCCAAAGGTCGTATCCATCTGCCAGGTCTGCGATGATGTCTTTTGGAATGGGCACCTGCACACCCATCTTGGCGGCGGTGATGGTAGAATTGGTCCATCCTTGCTTCGTGGTTTCCAGGGAGCCGCCTGCTACCTCGGGACTTGTGCCATCGCCCGCTTCGGTGTCTACCCAATAGGCTTCAGGGAACAGGGACATAACTACCCTGCTCTCTATTTTGGTAGACATGTTCGGTTCTCGTCTCATCAGAGGCATGACCGCGCTCTGAGTCACAACCTCCTGGATAACACCAGGAACGAACTTGGTGTTGATCATGCCAGCAGTCACAAGGCCGGATCTGGCTAGAATTTCGTCGTAAGTACTCATTGAATCATCTCGTGCTTGGGCCGCCCACGCCCGCCATCTGGCTGAACATGGCGTTCATTTCGTCGTTCTCTGTTGTCGGTGTCCCTGGTGTCAGTGGCGGTACGGGGTTGCCCAGGTTCTGCTTGATCCCCAGCTTCTTCCGCAAGCGATCAGCATCGGCTTTCAGGCTCGCTTCATCAACTCCCTTCACGTCCTCGAACCACTCAGCGGGCAATCCTGCCTCACGGGCGATCTTGGTGCGAAGGTCTCCGATTTCGTAGCTTGAAAGCTTGGTCTTGAGTCCTTGGAGATCCTGTTGAACTGTTCCGAGGGAGTTTTCTAAAGCGGCTGCCCTCTGGAGAGCACTATCAAGCTCTGTCTTTGGGACATAGTTAGCCAGCTTGCGATTCACTGCGGCCTGGTACTGCTGCTCAGTCTGAAAGACTTTGTAGGGACCAGATCCGCCCTCTCCAGGGGCAGGTGGCACTGCTGGAGGTGTTGCGGGGGTATTTTCTGTCATAGTAGGAAAGTGCGGGGCCTGATCGGCGCTGCGCACTGTGAAAAGGATCTATTCTTTCTTTGCTTTCGCTTTGCGCTTTCGTTTGGGCTTCTCAGGCGCGGGCATAGGCGCCTTGTCTGGTGCCTTCTCGCGAGGATACCAGGACATCAGATCACCGTTGCCGCCGCGTCTTTCGCTATCTGGTCTGCGTCGTCCTGAGAATAGCCAGCTTCGACTAGAATCTGCTTTGTGCTCCAGCCAGCGGCGCGCTTTGTCTGCGCTATTGTCGCCTCTTCCAGTTCGTCATCTGGCAGTCCATCCTTCCATTCAATGTGAATCTCTTTCAGAAGTACCGCGCCAGGAACCTTATTTTTGACATCGAGAATTGAAATGGCTTCCAGGATCTGCTTGAACGTCGGATCGAATTGCAGTTTGCATCTCTCGCTTTTCTTGAGCGGCCTCATCATAAGCATCTTCAGGGCTTTGCCTGAAATAGCATTGCCTAGCGTATCCGGCTCGAACGCACTCTTACAGGTCTCCGAGATGACATAGAGCAGATTGAGGGCCTTGTCTATGAGGGTGAATGAGGATACAAGCTGCCCATCCCAGGTGATGTAGGCAGGCATCTGCGCGCCCTCTTCCATCGGGAAGATGCGCCGCTTGGCGTTGTACTTGCGCTCGCCTGTGACAGGGTCTTTCGGCCCTAGAGCGTCTTCAGGGACGGCAAAAGCGGGCTCACTGTGAGCATCCAGGGTCCGGCCCGATCTGGTGAAGGTGATCTCCAGGCGCTTCACGATTGGATCTATATCTTGATAGTCGTCAGTCCCAAAAATATCATCTGAAGTGATAGCATTCAGGAACGGGAACACCAAGGGCTTATCATAGCCCGTCTGGACTTCTTGGATATCGTAGACATCAGAATTTATCAAGCCCTCTGTTGTCAGAAGAAATTTGGAACTCTGGATCAGGCCGGGGCTGTGGATCTCCACATTCAGAACTTTCAGGTCTTGCGTCCAGGCTATGACATGGCCGACCGCCTCTCCGTCTGGACCAACTACAGGCCACCAATTCTTAGGAGCTATGATCTGCAGTTTAGCAGGTTGCCCTTCCTCTGCGTAGACCTTCGCCACGCCTGCCCCGTATCGGCTCATGTCGATCCTGGCGGCGTATGCCTTCAGCCACAGGCTCAGGCGAGGGATCAGGGAGTTTAGGTAGATTTGCTCGGGAGGGACTATGATATCCCCGACGGTTGATCTGCCTTCTGCTCCACATATCATCTTGGGCTTCTCTGTTAGCAGGAGATCGGCCCAAAGTGTGGAGAGCTGCTTGTGGAAGTTGAGGATGAAAATGACTTTGTTGAAATCCTTTTCACGATCTGCGTAAAGATTCCTCAGAACGGTATAGACTTCATCATGCTTGCGCTGCCAGAGCAGGAGATTCTGAGCGTAGACGGTCAGGCGCTTGCCTTCCCCCAGGTCTTCCTCCGGTGGCCAATGCTTGCCGCGCTGGAAATGCTCTTGCAGATTTTCAGGAGTGATCATGATAAAAGTCCCATTTGAACCAGTTCTTTCTTTGCTCTTCGCGCCCCGTAGCGTAAATCATCACATTTGTGGTCAGGCGATCCACTACCACCCTTCACGTACATGTCTTTGCCCTGCGCCTGTTGCTTTGGGTCCCAAAGCAAATTGTTCATGCCCCAAATCGCTTTTGGGCAGTTCTTTTGGAATATCTTGCATCGCCCTACACTGAAAATTGTCGTGACATCCTCGATGCCTGGCATGATGCTATTATCGGCCGCAGTTGCGGAGGATAGTTGAGGATGCTTGCTATTCTTGCATTCCTTGATGAATCCCGGTTCTTCTGGAGGGACTAGGATCTTGGAAGGAAATATTACTTTGTCTTTCCAGTGCGTGAGCCTATCCAAGTCCTCAATGTATTCGGGATTGGTCTTCTGGCGCTTCTCTTCCTTTGAATCCCAATAGAACTCTTTCAGGATGTACCAAACGCCCCCCGAAAGACCCCAAAGGGTTGCGCTGAACGGATTGGAGTAGCCATAATCCAGGCTTACTATGAACTGAATGAAGTTTTCAGGAACTTTGTCAACTACAAAGCCTTTTGAGAGATCTTCTTCAAAGAAGCTGTAGACTCTGCCTTCTGCTGCTGCCCTAAGTCCAAGCACATAGCGCTTGTGAAGGACCGATCCTACAGGCCATTGGCTCTTGATCCTGGCCTTCGCTTCTTCGGAAAGCGCCGGGTTGTCATCCATGATCATATGGATGAAATGAAGCTTCCCTTCTTTCTGAAAGGGGTCCAGGGTTTCGACGTACAGAGGATGTGTTGGTGTCTCAGGATTGTTTAGGAACCACGCCTTTGCGCCTTCGACGGATAGCCTTGCAATACCCTGGTTGATGAAGCTCTGAGGCATCAACGGCGGCTCATCGAAGAGGATTCCTGCCAGGGTCTTTCCCTGGATCAGATCTTGTGAGCTTTCGTCCTTGCCGCCATAGATCCAAAAGATATTCTCGTGGTCTAGCTCTTTCTGATGAACTATCAGATGGGGCCCTTCGACCTGAGATCGCTTGAATTGAACTGAATAGGATGGCTCAATAGAGAGCATCTTGTTTAGGGGTCGAACTACGTTCCTGATGCAAGTTCCTATCGTCTTAGAGCATAAGGCGAACTCTTCTTGGTCGTATGTATAATTAGCCCAATTAGTGTATGAAAAGGATGCTAAAGCGGTTTTGCCGCACCGGACCGATCCCTCAGCCTCGAAGTATGCAAGATCTTTGTAGGGGCTATCAGGAGTCCACCAATAAAGGATCTCTTACTGTTTCGGACTTGGCGACGTCCAGACAAAGGCAGGCTTATCAACTCGGCGGGCTCTGGTCTTTTGCATAGACTTCTCCAGCCCGCTTCATGTATCCTGCCATGAAGCCGCTTTCTTTTGGCGTCTCTGGTGGTTTGTCAGGATCCCCTTTACTAAGGACTTCCAAAACTTTCGCAGCCGGTCCCAAACAAGAGCCCACGGCCCCAAATTGCTTTGCTATTCTGGCATCTTTGGCAGAGCCGGTTGCAATCTCGTAGATTTCTTTGGCGCACGTCGCTAGATTCAGGCCGATTTGAATCTCTCTTTCGTTTGCAGCGGCTTGAATTGTCTTTGAAATGTGACCATAACGAACATGATTCTTGATAGTATCAATTGGGTTCTTTCCAGAAATCTTGAACTGGTGTGCTATGGTGTTATACGGTGTTTTACTTAGAATTAATTCATCTATCTGACATCGATTTTTATTCGAGCAGATAAAACACTTCTTGGACATACATAAGATCAATCCTTTGAATTGGAATAGAATGGATAATCCTGAAGGCTGCGCTTATCCCTCATAATCCGAGGTCAATCTTTGCGCAGCCATTGTATATGAGATCATTTGGAGGATGCCCGGCACAATGGCGCACCGGGCTATTGGTCTGGCACTTTCTGCAAGTGGGTGAATGAGCCTCAATCCCGGGTGGGATATCACAGGCGATGACAAGGAATCCCAGGGGATGAGCCCCCTGGCCCAATTAAACTACTTTTTCTCGCTTCGATCCGACCTCAATTCAGCTATTGCGCCCTCTCACAGGTCGCATAGCCTCTTATCACAGGTGATACGCAAATCACTTTATATATCACAATCGGCCTGGAATGATACACAAATCAATGTTTCATCCAGCCCCCATGATTTCTATTATATTAGGAAAATGAATATTAGAGGAATTATTTTCTTCTGGCACTCTTACCGGGCCTGCCACCAGGATGGGCCTTTCTGAGGGCCTTAGATCCTGGTACTCTGGTTTCGGCATCGTCATCCTCGAAGAGTTTATCTGCCCATTTTCGGTATTGATAGATCTTTGCGCCCCTTGTCAATGGGTCTTTGATGATTGGCTCTCCCATGACTTCCAGACCACATTTAGGGCAGTGACGATAATTAGCAGTGAGTTGTTTACAAGAAGGGCAGATCCAGTCTATGATTCGAGGTCTATCAAATTCATCGAGTCGTAAAAGAATAGGTATCCATCCCCCTCTAGTTCGCGTTCCTGGGTAAGTCGACGCACCGGGGGTATGGTCAGCGAGTACAACCCTTCTGGATGCTTGCTCTGACATTAGCATATTATCTTCCTCTCGGTTTATTAACGCGGTATATCATTTTCAAGGATCCTTCCACATTCCGGCACTCTAGATCACCATTTCGTCTCAGTTTTGCGACTAGCTTCCTGACATTTGCTGGGTCCCTGCCTACATCCTGAGCCAATTCG